CTTTATTCTTAACTTTAACGTAAATATAAAGTCCCTTCATAAGTCTTCTGGTGATATCAATTAAAGATAACGTAGAAGGATTAAAATTTCTTTTAATCTTAAAATAATCATAAAGTATTGAAAATACTACTTTAGATTGTTTTATATTATTGATAATACCTTTTAAAGGTATACCAGTAATTTCTACTCGGTTAGTTCAATTGATCCATCTCTTTGCAAATTCATAAAAAGTTAAACTTTTATGAGTTTTGTGAAGAGATATCTCTACACCTAATCCTTCCATGATCCTTATATATTCCTTAGCGACTTTATCATTTTTAATAACGATATCGTCTCCAAGTATTATATACTGATCAAAGTTGGATATACCAACATTTTTAGCACTTAAAAATACTATAAAATGGTGGCAAAGTGTAAAGACGGCCCAAGAAGAATATGTCCCCATAGGTTGACCAGTATTGTAGTGAACAGTTTCTAATTCTCATTCCTGAGGATTATTTATTGTACTACCACTATAAAGGTTATAAACCAGTGGGTTTACTGCAAATGCACGTCCCTTTAAAATGTTACCTCAAGAGGAACTTATTTTATTATCATATAATAACCTAAGAACCCTTTGTTGTAATCATAAAGGAAAACGGTCAGTTGCAGAAGACAAATCTAAACTTCAAAAGGATTCCCCATTTTCAACCCATTCATTATAAGGATCCTGTGTTAAAGTTCGGTCGCATTTTAAAGTAAATAATAAATTCATTATAGAATTATGTATTTTCTTTAAATATAATTGAGTATAATAGTCACTAATGGCTATTATTCTTAATTTTGCTTCCGGATCTTTAACATAAGAGAGTTTACCTAAAACTGAAAACTTCGGTTTTTCGTTAAGCTCCAGGGCTTTATCAATGGAATTGGATAGGTAGACTCTTCCATTTACATCAGTTATATTATACAGTCACCTTATTAAATTAGTTTTATAAAGTAATAAGTTACTGTATCCTGTAAGTGATGCTGGCCCTTGTGGACCAGATTTAAAAGACATAAAAACATCTTTTAAAGTAAATGTTGGTTTCTCAACTTTAAGTTCAAAAGTTTTGATAAAAGCCATGATATCTCTGTCATGAATTTTTAGATAACTCTTAGGAGTATCTGTAATTGATGCAAAGTTAGCATGAACCTTTTCTCATTGTTTTTCACTTAAAGTCCATGATCTTGAGAAA